ATTCGCCTGGCCGATGGTGCCGGCCGAGGCGGCGTTGCCCGCGCCGGTGATCAGGTTCCCGGCGTTGGTCGCCTGGCTGCCAAGGAGATTGCCCGCCTGCCCCGCGTAGGTCGTCCCCAGGCCCGCCTGCTGGCCAGCCGCGTTCAGCCCCAGATTCGAGAGGCCATACAGTTGGCTGTAGCCCTGTTGCTGCGCCCCGAGATTGCCCTGCCACGACTGATAGGCGTTGTTGAAGTTGCTCTGCCAGGGTTGATACGCCGTGTTGTAGTTCGTGTTGTAGCCCTGGAGCGCCCGATTGTAGACGTTGCCGTATTCGTTCGACGCATAGTCCTGCGCGAACCGGTTCAGGCCTTTCAACGTCCCGCCGGTCAGCAGCGTCCCTTTCGCCGCGGCCGACCGTTGGATCGCGTCGACGCCCGTCTGCAGCCGGGCCCCGTAGCCGGGGTCGGTCGTCTCGTTGAGCGACGGCAGCTCGAAGCGGCCATAGCTGAAGGGCGTCGCCTCGGGCGCCGCGCTCGTGCCGTAGGGGCGCGGCCCGCCCATGCCGCCGAAGCTGCCCGTCATGCCCGCTGCCCCGGGTGCCCCGCCGCCCTTCGCCTCCGCGATGTCCTGCGGGATGCGCGACGTCCAGTAGTTGATGTTGTCTTCGCCCTTGCCGGTCTGGTTCGTCCAGCCGCCGGTTTCGAGGATCTTGTCGGTGTAGTAGGCGATGTCGGTCGGCCCGGTACCGGGGCCGGTCGGCGTCAGGCCTTTACTGGCGTACCAGTTCGCGAGTTGGCTCTGCACGTAGGCGCGGTCGGTCGGGTTGCCGCCGGCCGGCGCCGTCGGCCCGGCGCCCCCTGCTGGGGCGCCTGCAGCGGCCGCGGGCGCCTGGTAGCCGCCGCCCTGCTCGTTGAACGTGGGGCTGGCGCCGGCGTACTGCATCCCGCCGGGCGCGCCTTGCGCCGTGAACCAATCATCAGCCATGGCTTACACCCGTGTGGCGCCGCGCGCCACGTAATGCGCGACCTGGTCGGCCGGGACGGCCTGCGTCTGGCCGGTCGGTGCGCGCAGCAGGACGGTCGGCCCGGCGCCCCCGCCGCCGGCGAGGCCCGACAAGGGCGCGAGCCCGCCCGGCGCCGCCCCCGGCGTCGCCGCCGCGCCGGGGAACTGGCCCTGGTTCTGCGCCCACCACTGCTGAATCGCGGGGCCGATCTTCGCGAGGTACTGCGCGGCGGGGGACGGCCCAAACTGGGCGATGTCCTGCGCGGTCGGCGTGTAGCGCCCGCCGGTGATCGACCGATAGAGGTCCGCGACCGGCCCGCTCGGCCCGTTCTGGGGCGGCGGCGCCGCGGGCGGGGCGGCGGCCGGTGCTGCGGCCGCGGGCGCCGCGCCCTTGGCCATCGGCACGCCGAGGTAGCCCGAGAGCGCACTCAGGCCCGCGGCGCCCTGTTGCGCGTAGGGGTCGAGGCGCGCCTGCCCCTGCGCGGCCTGCTGCTGCGCGATCGACAGCGCCTGCTGGTAGAGCGGGTCCGTCGCGGCCCTCGCGTCCGTGGCGGCCTGCTGCTGCTGCTGGCTGGCCTCTTTGGCCGCGTTGCTGGATTTGACCGCGCCGAAGATCGAGGCGCCAGCCCTGGCGGCGGCGGCGATGCCGATGGCGGCGCTCGTGCCGACACTCATGCCTCATACCCTCCCGTTCCGAAGACGACTTGAATGACCCGGGCCGTGTCCCCCGTGCCGTAGTTGTCGGGGAGCGCGCGGCTGTGAAAATACGCCGCCGGAAAGAGGATAAGCCGGTTGGGGCGCGCCGGGACAATGTGCCACGGCGCCCACTGGGCTTGATCGCGCCACGCGACCCACTCGCCGAGCAGCGCCTCCCCGTCCACGGCCGTGCTCCGCAGCTGCCCGGTCGCACGCCAGCGCCAGAACGTCGTGCCGTCGCCTGCGGGCGGGTCGGCGGTCAAATACGCGATTGCCGTCCAGTCGCCCATGTCGCGATCGGTGTGGATATAGTTCGGCTCGGCCTGCCCGGCCGGACTGCGGCGCACGAAGCTGCGCGTCGGGGTCAGGCTCGGATAGCGCGCCGTCAGCCAGCGCACGAGCGTGTCGTCGACCGGGTCGGCGATGCCGTGAAAGACGACGCCCGGCCCGGTCTCGACATCCCGAAAGTCCTGCGCGAGCGCGCGCGCGCGATAGGCGTCCACATCGGGCAGCACGTCGTCCACCACCGTGATCGCGCTCATCGCCGGCGTCACCGGCGCCTGATAGATGGTTTCCATCGCGGTATAGCCGCGCCGCTCGTAGAGGCGGCCGACCAGCGGATGCCGCGCCGGCGCGATCATCTGGATCGTGCGCGCCCCGGTCTCGGCGGCCCAGCGTTCAGCGCGGCGCAGCAGCGCGACGCCGCACCCGCGCGCGTCGGGGTCGACCCACCACATCACCTCGCCCGCGGTGGGTTCGCCCGAGAGATGATGCGCGTAGCCGACCACGCCGATCATGCCGACGACCTCGCCGTCACGATCGGCGACGAAGCACGCGGCGGTCGGCGACGTGACGAGCTGCGTGGCGAGCGCCTCGAGCGCCGCGGGCGCGTCGGCCACGGCGTCCCCGTACGTCGCGACGAGCTGCGCGCGGCCCATCGCGACCAGGCGCGGCACGTCACTGAGGGTCGCGGGGCGGATGGTCATAGCGGCAGCACCACGTAGGGGCGCGCGGTCTCGGCGGCGGCGGGCGCCGAGCCTTTGAACGCGGCCAGCGCCGCGCCCCACGTTGCGGAGGCGGTATCCGTCCAACTACCGGTCTGCGTCGTGCCCGCCGCCCCGGTGACAATGCGCGTGTCGCCTTCGCCGGCGATGGTCGTGCTATAGCTGAGGTTCTCGAACTCCTCGGTCCAGGTCGGGCTGACCACCTGCACGGTGATCGACCCTTGGTTCGCGCCGATGGCATGGACGGCGGCGACGATGACCTCGCTCCCGGTGAGCGCGGCGGTCGTGCCCGTGGACGGCGCGGCCGACGTCGCAGACTGGCCGACGGTTTGGTCCACGCTCAGGCCCGTGCCCACGCCGCTGACCTCGATCGCCGCCGCCTCCCAGTAGCCGGTGACGCCCCCCGCCAGGGTCAGCGTGACGGTGAAGGGCGCGGCCGAGGTGGTGATCTTGGCGCAGTACTGGATCAAGGCCGCCGCCGGGGCGGCGAGCTGCAAGATGGCTTGCGCGTAGGTGTTGCCCCGGTTATCGGCACCGGTGATCGCGGCCGAGGTGACATCATAGCGAGCGGCCATCACGATGATGGCGTTGCCGACCGTCGGCGGGGTCGCGAAGGTCAGCGAGACGGACGTCGTGCCCGCCGCGCTGACGCGCCCGGTGGCTTGGACGCGCGTCAGCGCCATCAGCTCGCCTGCACCGTGAGCGAGAGCGCCACGCGCGTCAGGGTGGTCACACTCGTCACGCTGAACCCGAGAATATCGCCCGCGGCAATCGCCGTGGTCCAGCCGGTCAACGTCGTATCGCGGCTCTTGATGGCACTACTGAGCGTCGGTTTCGCGCTCGCCGTGATCGAATCGCCCACCACCGGCGGATAATTCGCGTAGCTGTCCTTCCACACGTCAATGACGATGCTGCCGCTGGTCACCGCCGCATCGGTCGAGAGCAGCGTCGCCGCGGTAATCGTGCCGGCGAAGGGCACTTCGACAAAGCCCTTGACGCCGGTGGTGATCACGCTGCCGGCGCCGTCAATGATGATCCCGACCGCGCCGAGCCGCGTGGGGAGGCGTGCGCTCGCGATCGTCCCGGTGGTAATCACGCTCGCGGCGAGCGCGGTAATCGCATCTGCGCCGCCGGTCTCATGGCTCGTGTGATGCGCGCCTGGCGTCCCGCCGCTCGGCGTACTCCACGCGCCGCTGCCGTCGAGATACTGCGTGCCGGTGCCCGACAACTTGCGCAGCAGCCCGTGCGCGCTGGTGCTGGCGTTGAGCGTCGTAATGTCGGTGGGCGCGGCCAGCGTATCGAGGGGAATGGCGTCACTGCCCCCGCTCTGATGGCTCGTCGCGTGCGCGGCCGGTGCGCCGCCGCCCGACGCCGTCGCGAAGGTGCCGTCGGCGCGCAGGAACGTCGTCGTCCCGCCGGGATAGCCCGCCAGCGTCGTGACCGTGACCGGGTCACTCCCGGCGCTCGCATGCGAGGCCGCGTGCGCGGTCGGCGCGCTCCCCGTGCCCGGGCCGCTGTAGCCCTCCCACGTGGTGCCGTTCCAGCGTTCGGTCACGCCTTCGTTGGTGACGAAGTAGAGCGTGCCGACGGTGAGCGGCGGCGCCGCGATCGTCGCTTGCGCGGCGCGGGTGCCTCGACGGTGGATGTCCGGGACGGTCGGCATTAGCGCACCACCGCGAGGCGTTGGTTGTTGCTGAAGGTCGCGCCGCCGGAGCCGACGAGCGTGACGGGGACTTCAAACCAGTCCGGGTGATTGATGGCCGGGGCCGTCAAGGCCCAGAGCTGATACTGGACCGCGAGGTCGGCATCCTGGACGAGGAACCGCGACGGCGGCGTCATTAGTTGAAAGATGAGATGCACGTCGAGCCCGTCGCTCGTCAGCCAGTCGAAGTAGAGCGTCGTCGCGGTGGTTTGCGCGACGGTGTTCCACTTCAGATAGCCCGACCCCGGGTCGCTGGCCGTCTGCGCCGTCGTGTTGGCGCGGAAGGGATACACGGACCCCAGCGCCCCACCGGCCACATAGATGGCCCAGGCGGCGCCGTCGCTCCGCTCGACGCGGTACCCTTCGTCGGTCACCGAATAGAGCGTGCCTGGGACGACCGCGGCCGCGGCCGGCTGCGCGGCGCGCGTGCCGCGGAGGATCACGTCGTCGAGCGCGTGGTACGGCAAGAAAATCGTCGCGGTGGGCGTCGTCATGGCGTCGGCACCCACCCCACGACACAATCGCCCGTGGCATCAAAGAGGATCTCGGGACTCAGCGGATCGCCATTCGTGATCGGCGTCCAGTAGCCGAGGCTGCTGATGCCGTCGGCGGTCGCGTGCAGGTCGGTCGCCGTCAGCGCGAGGCCGACGCCGATCGTGAGTTGTTCCACGGGGCCGACGCCGGGCGAGCCGCGGCCGAGCAGGCGCGGCGAGGCGATCGCTTCGACCCGGTCGAGCGGCAGACCCCCGGGCGGGATCGCGCCGACGACGCCCTCCCCGGCGATACTGACGAGGGACAGGAAGAACAACTGCCACGGCTTGGACACGAGGCCCGTCTGACGGTCGACGATCGGCTGCTGATACGGGGGATAGCTCGCCATTAGGTCGTGCCCGGGTCCAGATCGAGCCACGCGCCGACGAGCGACCACGCGATCGGATCACTGACCACGACTTCAAATACTGTGTCGCGCGCCTGCCCGAGCCGCCGGGCGATCACGCGCGCGGTATAGTCGCCGAGCCGCCCCGCGGGCAGGCGCAGCTCCTCGCCCCAGGTCTGCCCGCCGTCGCGCGAAAGGCGCAGGAGCACCAGCGGGTCGGCGCCCTGGCCGTCGGCGAGGCCCTGTCCGCGCTCGAGATCGAGTTCAAAGCGGCGATAGAACACGCGGGTATTCTCTTGCGCGATGTGCGGCGCGCGGCGCAGGCGCCGGATCGCGCGCGCCTCGACCGTGTAGCTGGGCGGCGGCGGCGGCGGCGCGTCCGCCGGCACCACCAGCGCCAAGCCCCACTTTAAGCCATTCCCGACGATCGGGTTGTTGCTGGGCGTGATCTGCAAATCGATCAGATCCCGATCCACAAAGGGCAGCGACAAGCCCGTGATCAGCCCGCTGGTGGCCAGGTCCCGAATCGTAAAGGCGGCGGCCGTATCCGTCGCATTTTGTCGCAGCACAAACGTCCGACTGCGTCCCACGGCGGGCGGGGTTGGCACTTCGACATAGAGGCCCAGGACGACGATCCCCCGCGGGCCGATGGGACACTGCGCCACCGCTTCCGAGACGCTCTGTTGATAGGATTGGGTCCACTTCCAATCGACGGCCGTCATTTGATTCGCGTCGTTGTTGCCGCCGCAAGCCATGAAACTCACCGCATCCGTGGGCGTGAACGTGACGGACACGGCGACATGCGCGACCGCAAAGAGCGCCGTGGTGCCCGCGCGGGTGAGCGCGAGATCCAGATGATCGCCCACCGCCACCGGGAGGGCGAACGGGTGCGCGGCCTGCAGCAGCGCGCCCGTGAGCACACACGCCGTATTCACCGTCCCGCCCGTCCCATCCTGGAGGACTTGATTTTTCGTCACATAGGCGGTCCAGATCCCCGCCCCCGGCGCGCCGCTATAGGTCTTCATGCGCAGGCCCGTGATCGTGCCGGGCGTGGTGCAAATCGAGTACGTGTTCGAGAGGGCGGTCGGCACCGACAGGATTTGAAAGATGCCGTTCCCGAACGCGCCCGCCGTCTGCGTATTCCCTGGCGCGAACGTGCCGCCCGCCGGGGCGACGCCATAAAATTGCTGCGCGCCCTCAAACTCGACACAGTACGCCATCGGATAGCCGACCCCGGACCCAAACGGCTGCACATTCACGGACAGACAGACGTCATCGCCCGCGACCACGGCCACCGCATGGGTCAGATCCTGCGCCTGGGTGTCCGCGGCGGGGAGCGCACACGCCAGGGCCGTCAGGGCGCCGTTCACCATCAGCGTCGCCGTATAATTGGGATGCGTCCCCCCCGGGGAATAGATCCGCAGGTGGCGAAACAGGCCATCGACCGGCACCACGACTTTCGGGCTATCCGCACCCAAGGTGACGAACAGGGCCGTCTCGCCCTGGCCGTCGAACGACACCCGATAGTCGGACGAGCCCCACCCCAGATCGAACGAGGCTTTGAGAATCAGTTGTCTCACACGCTGACCACGCCATCGGTGAAAGTGTCCGCGTCGAGCTGATAGACGGCGGCACTGGCGCGGTCGCCGACCAGGTGCCGGTCGAACGCGAACGCATGACACCGCGCCAGGTGCGGCGTCCAGACCAGCGCGGTCGGATCCCACAAGGCGCGCTCGTGCCAGCTCTGCGTCGCGACGTCGTAACACCACGTCGTCTCGGCGGCGGGCAGATACCAGCACGCGAACGCGTGGCCGCGGTCCTGGTAACTCCACCCGATCGCGTCCTGCAGCGTCGAGACCTCGGCCCACGCCTGCTCGACGGCGTGCGTCGAGAGCCGTTGCGGCGTGTAGCCCTGCGCGCGATACGCGACGCGCGCGCCGTCCTCGTTCTGGCCGAGCCAGCAGAGCGCGTTGTCGACCACGGTCCACGCGAAGAGGCCGCCGATCCCTTGCTGAATGTAGGCGCCGGGAATCGGCGCGAACGGAAAATCGGGATCGCCGATGTCGGCCCACACCGTCGTCGTCGAGGTCCCGAGCAGCCAGACTTCGCGGTGCACCGGCACGAGCGCGCGCACGATGCCCGTCGTCTGGCTGACCTGCGCGATGTCGAGCGGGTCCCACGTCAGGCCGTCCTCGAGCGCGGACATCTGAAACTGATCACTCTGCGCTTTCAGCGCGAGGAAGTAGCCGTCGACAAACGCGCCCATGCTGCAGGGCCGCGGGAAGTCCGGCGCGGTCGCGGCGTCGAGCGGCGTGAAGAGATTGCTCTCGAGATTGTAAATAAACCCGTCGCCGTTGCTCACGATGAACAACTGATGGCCGTCGCTGCCGTTGCTGCTGATGGTCGCGGGCCGGTTGTCCATGCCGACCGTCCCGCGGTAGACAAAGGTCTGCGTCGCGAGGATCTCGTAGAAGTTCGCGCCGCCCACGGCGAAGCAGCGCCCTTCCTCGGCGAAGAGCGCGCGCACGGGCCCGGCGCCGAGCACGACGAACGGCGCGAGGCCGGGCGTCGGCACGAGCCAGGTCTTGCTCTTCGGCGTGCCGGTGGCGATCTCCGGATACCAGTTGATCGTGCGCTCGGCGTTGACCGTGCGCGCCGAGACACGGTCACTCGCGCCGATGAAGCCGGGATAGGCCGGCATCAGCGCGGCTCCGGCTGCGGCGGTTGGCCGAGTTGCGAGAGAGAACTGAGGCCCGCCAGCGGCGGCAGCCAGCCGTACTTGCGCAGGATGTCGATCAGCTTGTCATCGTGGATGACGTAGTTGCGCGTGCCCTTGCCCGGCGTGCGAGAGACCTGATCGAGATATTTGATGCCGGGAATGCCAGCTTTACTCAGTGCTTGCGCCGCAGCCTCCTGCCGTTGCACGTACGTCATCGATCCACGCCGCTTCGCGTCGGCCGCATCCACGAACTGCTGATAGAGTTGCTCCCCTTTATAGGGGTAATAATCCGCGGGGTTCGCCAGCACCTCGGCGACTTTCTCCTGCGGATAGACGCCAATGGACCCGCCACCCTTTTCGCTGATGTCAATCAGGCCGTTGCCAATGTCTCGCGTGACAAGTCGCGGACGAAATAACTCGTTCGCGGCCTGTTTGACCTTTGGGCTTTGTTCACTGAGCGGCTTATCCCAGTCTAGAAAGTGCTCCGGGTCGGCCTTAATGTTCACTTCGTAACTTTTCCCCGGCCGCTCGCCATACGTGAGCGCCACCGCTTTCGGCCTGGCTAAGTCGGCGCGTAATTGCTGCGCCTCCTTCACGGCTTCGGGCCACTCCGTCGCATAGTCGCGGATCTTGGTGTCCAACTGCGATAAGACATGCTGTTGGAGTTGATCGGGCGGCACGCCGGTCAACGACGCTTGGTCAAGGAGGAGGTCCTCGGCCAGCGACGAGCGCACGTTCTCGTAAATCGAATTACCTTTTGGGCTGTAATCGAACCGGTTGTGTTCCCCCACGTTCAAGGTTCCCAGTTTTAAGTTCTTCACTTCGGGGAATCCCGCCAAATTATTCCGGTAGACCTCCGCGATACCCGGATTCTCTGCGAAGTACAACCCGTGCCCATAGGCCTGTGCGCCCTCGCCCGTCCCAATCTTGCTCATGTCGAACTGCGTGAAGTCGTGCGGCGAGCCGTGATACGCGCGGATGCCGGGCCCCTCCTCCGTCGTGCCCATCAGCATCGGCATCGGCCCGCTGCCCTGCTGCCACGCCTGAATGCCGTACGGGTCCTGTGCGGCAACCGACGTCGGCCGCGCCGGGCCGACAATCCACTCCGCGAGGCCGCGCAGCGGATTGGCGCTCGTCATCCACTCGCCCCACGTCGGCGGCACATACCGTTCGCCGACCTTCGACGCACCGATCGTCTGCGCCTTCGCCCACGCCGACAACGGCTTCGGCGGCGGCGGCGGTTGGTCGTTCTGCGGATCGGGCATCGGCTACCCGTCCGTCAGAATGTTGTAGCCCGCGCCGCCCCCGGTCAGCGCGGGGTCGATGCCGATCTCGACCAGCGCGACATTCGCGCGCTTGACGTCGGCGAGACTCTCGCGCGCCATCCGGTCGATGAGCGGATCGACGGGGCGCCCGAACTCGGGCGCGAGCTCGAGCGCGAGGTTCGTGCGCAACGCCTTCGCGTAGCCGGCCGAGAGCGTGACGGGCGTCGTCAGATCTGGAAACTGCGCCAGCGCGTCGCGCCAGTAGAGCACCAGCGGCTGCACGACCGCCGGCACCGGCCAGATCCAGAGCGCGCCGCCGGCGTGCGTGCGGGTGTAATTGAACACCAAGGGTGAGCCCGGCAGCGCCTTGACCGGCTGGCCGATCTGCGCCTGATCGGTCACGCCATCCAGAAACCGCTCGACCGGCGGCGTCGTGGGCACGATCACGCTCACCGCATCGAGCGTCAGCGGCGTGGGGAGCAGCAGATCACCGGTGGGGCTGATCGTATAGGTCTGCTGGCCGATGACCAGCGCGACGACATCGCGTCGCTGCACGAGCAGCGTCTGCGCGTGGACGCCCCAGCTATCGATCAACTCGTTGAGCCGCGCGAAGCTGTCGGTCTGCTCGGCGCTGGTCGGGACTTCGTGGCCCGCGACGACGCCGATCAACTTGAGCGCGTCGGTGATGACGGCCAGGCCGGTGCGGGTGAGCATCGCTCACACCGTGTAAAGCGCGACCAGGCCGGTGGCGGTGCTGCTCGCATTAACGCGCTTGATGCGCACCGGCAGAAGTTGCGCGGCCGTGACCGCGAACGTCACGACGACGTCGTTCTCGAACACGGCGAGGAGGGTGCCGGTCGTGCCCACGCTGATCGCATCGGTCGGCCCGTACGGCAGGTTGACCGTGTCGCTCGTGGTGATGGCGAGCGCGCGGTTGTAGATCGCGCCGTCGCGGATCATGGCGCCGCCTCGGTGAAGGTGAAGGTCAGCGCGTTGCTCTCCGTGCCGTCGCCGTTGCGCACGAGCACGGGCAGCACGTCCGGCCCGAGCCAGACCGCCATGTTGACGCCGGTCGTCACGACCGTGTCATCGACCAGCGTCGTTGGTTCGTCGTGGCCCGCAAACACGATCACCGACGCGGCGTCGAAGCCGGTGCCGATGACGTGCAGCGTGAAGGACGGCGCGCCGAGCACGACCGTGTCGGGCTCGAGC